AGCGTGCACCAAGACTTTGTGCTCAAAGAACTGGTGCAGCGGCAATGCCTACTGGAATTACTGATGCGCAGCTGTCTGCTTCACCAACTGGTAACCAAATGTATGCTGCTCTTATTCCGTAGAAAGGATGGTGACTGAATGAGCGACGAGATCAATGTTATTTCTAGATCACAAACGATTATCGTCGATCCTACTTCATCATCCGTTTCAGTACTTCATGAGCAAGGCCCTCCTGGCCCTCTAGGCCCAGCTGGTCCAGAAGGTCCCGCCGGACCGGCAGCTACTAACTTGGTAGAGTGGGCTGTGTTTGCTCCGGTTGCTGGGGCTATGGCAGCAGGGGCCAAACAAGTTATCGGTATGACCGTAGTGCACAAAACTGCTGGAATTACTGTTGTTGGTACAAACAAGATAACTGTCGCTGCGGCTGGACGTTATCGAATTACAGCTAACTCTACAGTACAAATGGCCAGTGGTTGGATTCAAGGGGCTATTGATCAGTATCGAGCTGCTGGTGGAGCTATTGTAGAAACCGCTGTTACGGTTGGTAGTGCTCCAGCTTTTGGCTTAGGAGTTAATGATTGGATTTTTGATGCTTTGGCGGGTGATTATTTCCAAATTTCTATGACACCACAGGTTGCTGCCACTCTAGATTCACGATCGTTGTATACAATTCAGAAACTTGACACTGGTCCGCAAGGAGCAACCGGTCCCCAAGGCCCAGCGGGTCCTCCGCATCCGTCTAGTGTGGCTGCTGTGGCAGGAACAATTCTCCGAGGGAATTCTGATCTAGGCATTCCCAGCGGAGGAGCGGGTCAAGTTATTGTTGTACCAACTACACTTTTTCAAACAGGAACCGATACTGAGAAAGTTGACGTAGCTGGTTTTACTTATCAAATTAAGATTCTTACTGAAGGATTGTATCATATTAATGGATATGTTCGTACTGCACCAGCCGGTCCAACCGCTGGCTCAGTTTTAGGTATTCAAGTTAATGGAATTATGATCAAGCGTGAAACATTTCCCGTTAGCGCATTTTCTGCCATACATCTGTCTACTGAAGCATATTTAATGGTCGGTGATTTAGTAAACATGATTGGATATTCTCCTTCTGGTACGTGGACATCTAGTTATATGGCAGGCGGAAACGCGCTTGACCCAGCTGCTCCTACACTAGAAGTGTGGAGAATTGCTGGTGGCCCAAAGGGCGACAAGGGTGATCAAGGCGGACCAGTTATTCCTCCAGCGGATGTTCTCATCACGCCAACATTACTTAATGGTTGGACGTACTTTGGTTCACCATATACTCCAGTCAGTTATTACAAAGATCAAATCGGCATTGTTAGACTTAGAGGAATGATTCAGCACGCCTCTAATAGAACACTTAATATGTTTACGCTTCCCACAGGGTATGTACCATCGCATACACTTATTCTTGCAGCGACTAGCCAAGATCAAACAGCGAGTGTTCGTATTGGCGGTGTAATTAATGAAGGTGGTGCACGAACCGCAGGTATGGTTTATTGTGCCGCAGTCGGCAATGTATCACTTCCGCAAACTGCTGGCTGGGTATCTCTTGATGGTATTAGTTTCAGAGTATAAGCGCTGATGAAAGGAGGCCAATTGGCTCCTAAGCGCAAACCCCGGCGACGGCCGGCTACTACAGATGAAGGTAGGGAGAACCAGCTGGTCTCCCTTGCCATTGATTTGGCTGAGAAGCAACTCACGGAGGGAAACGCTTCAGCTCAGGTAATTACTCATTACCTAAAACTTGGTTCTACAAGAGAAAGACTAGAGCAAGAGCGTCTTCATCGAGAGAATCAACTACTTAATTCCAAAGTAGAGATGATGGCCTCAGCAAAGCGAGTCGAAGAGCTTTATGAGTCGGCATTGAACGCTATGCGTACGTATGCTGGCAGAACGTTCGAAGAAACTGACGAGATGGATTATGATGATTAGGTCATATTCCGAGCTTAGTAGAATAGTTGGGTTTGACGAAAGATTTGACTATTTGAAGTTAAATGGAGCGATTGGTCGTTCTACATTTGGCTTTGATCGCTATATTAACCAGAAATTCTACACTTCTTATGAGTGGAAACGTGCTCGTAATCAGGTCATATTACGAGACGATGGCTGTGATTTAGGTGTTCCTGGGTATGAGATTTACGGTCAGTTGCTTATTCATCACATCAATCCAATGGGCGTTGATGATATTATTCACGGCGAAGAGTGGATATTTGATCCAGAATACCTAATAACTACCACACAAAATACCCATAATGCCATACATTTCGGTAGTGATAAGCTACTTCCAAAGACTGTTATAGCACGATCTCCTCATGATACAAAGCTTTGGTAGTCGAACAAAGGAGTATGTGGTGGCTAAATCTAAGCCTAACCCTGAGCCGGCTGAAGGCCAGGTGCCTGCAGGAGATTATACTCCTGTTTCTGACTCAGATCCTAATCAAGTTCCTATCGAGGAACGCCAACATACAAAATCTGTTCAAGAAATCGCTAATGAAGTGGTTGCTGGTTATTGGGGTAGAGGAAACGTACGTCGGAAGCGGCTTAAAGAAGCCGGCTACGATGTTGACGCCGTGAACTCAGAAGTTGCTCGCATTTTCAACAGATAGTTAGGGAGGTGAATTATGGAGGAGAGCATTCTGAAGAGTACTAAGAAAATTCTTGGTCTTGAAGCGGATTATCTAGCGTTTGACCCAGATGTAATTACTCATATCAACGCTGCTTTCTCCATTCTTGACCAATTGGGTGTAGGACCCGAAGGCGGGTTCTTCATCGTAGACGAAAGCGCAGTGTGGGCCGATTTTATTGTTCCACCAAACCAACTTAATCTAGTTAAAACGTATATTTACCTAAAGGTTAGAGTTCTATTCGATCCTCCGGGGACATCGTTCTTGCTTCAATCGGCACAAGATCAGATTAGAGAGTACGAATGGAGACTCAACATCTTCCGAGAAGTTGAGCTTACCCCTGAGGAGGTGCTAGATGGCGAGCAGCGTATCGGACTTTATCGAGCATTACGGCACCAAAGGGATGCGGTGGGGCGTTCGGAGATCTAGAAAAGAACGAAAAGAAGCTAGTGACTTCAAAACTACTAAGCATTTGCGTAGTAGGAAGACACACGAACTTAGTAACAAACAATTGAAGAAAGTAAACGAAAGAATTAATCTTGAGTCAAGTTACAGCAGACTTAATCCAACTAAAATTAAAAAAGGACAGATGGTAGCTAAGGGTGTTCTTGCCGGAGCAACTACAGCCGCTAGTGTATACACGTTGTTTAATAGTCCTGCTGGAAAAGCGTTAATGAATGCTGGTAGAAAAACTGCATACAAACAACTAAAATTTAAGGGTATGTAAACTAAGGAGGCAGTTTTGGCATTATCTAATACTGCAACTCCTTTTTATTATGAACAGTTCAGAGCCCTAGTCCTTGCTGGTGACATTCCAGTTAATGAAGAAGTTTCTTTGGAGATGAATCGCATTGATGCTCTGATCGATAACCCTAACATCTATTACGATGATCAGGCTGTAGTTGGTTTCATTCAGTATTGTGAGTTTGAATTAACACTTACTGATGGTAGTGATCTACATCTTCTAGATACATTTAAACTTTGGGCTGAACAAATTTTTGGTTGGTATTACTTTGTTGAGAGAAGTGTTTATCAACCAGATGAAATTGGATCTGGTGGCCACTATGTAAAGAAGCTAATCAAAAAGCGCCTGACTACCAAGCAATACCTGATCGTGGCCAGAGGGTCTGCTAAGTCAATGTATGCCCATTGCATCCAAGCCTACTTCTTAAATGTAGATACCGCAACTACTCATCAGATCACAACGGCCCCGACCATGAAGCAGGCCGAAGAGGTAATGTCCCCCTTCCGTACTGCCATCACTAGAGCAAGGGGCCCTCTCTTTAAGTTCCTGACCGAGGGTTCTTTACAGAACACCACCGGCTCAAGGGCCCAAAGAGTAAAGCTAGCTTCAACTAAAAAGGGTATCGAGAATTTCTTAACTGGTTCATTGCTCGAGATCCGTCCTATGACGATCAACAAGCTTCAAGGACTACGTCCTAAGGTCTCGACGATCGACGAATGGTTGTCTGGAGACATTAGAGAAGATGTAGTTGGAGCAATTGAGCAAGGTGCCTCGAAGATGGAAGACTATTTGATCGTTGCTATCAGTTCTGAAGGAACAGTTAGGAACGGTTCTGGTGATACCGTCAAAATGGAACTTGCTAGCATTCTTCGAGGAGAGTACCAAGCTCCTCACATTTCAATCTGGCACTACAAGTTGGATGAAATTGAAGAAGTTGCTAATCCAGCTATGTGGTTGAAGGCAAATCCTAATCTCGGTAAGACAGTGACCTATGATGTTTATCATTTGGACGTAGAAAGAGCTGAGAAAGCGCCAGCCGCAAGGAATGACATCCTCGCAAAGAGGTTCGGCATTCCCATGGAGGGCTACACGTACTTCTTTACGTACGAAGAGACGCTTCCTCATCGAACAAGAGAGTTTTGGAGTATGCCATGCGCTCTCGGGGCAGACCTCTCACAAGGTGATGACTTCTGTGCATTCACTTTTGTCTTTCCATTCCAGAATTATTCTTTTGGTATTAAAACTAGAAGTTACATTACGTCTTTGACGTTGATGAAACTTCCTGGTGCTATGCGACACAAGTACGAAGAGTTCATCTCTGAAGGCAGTCTCCATGTTTTGGATGGAACTGTCTTGGACATGATGGAAGTGTACGATGATCTAGATGCATTCATTCAAGCAAACGAGTATGATGTTCGTTGCTTTGGATTTGACCCATACAATGCCAAAGAATTTGTTACTCGATGGGAAATCGAGAATGGTGCTTATGGACTTGAGAAGGTCATCCAAGGAGCAAGAACAGAATCGGTTCCTCTTGGAGAATTGAAGATTCTAGCGGAGGAAAGAAAACTAATCTTTGATCAAGACCTCATGTCGTTTGCCATGGGCAATGCGGTCACTTTAGAAGATACTAATGGAAACCGGAAACTTCTAAAGAAACGTGCCGAAGAAAAGATTGACAATGTTTCGGCTATGATGGACGCATATGTTGCCTACAAGGCGAACAAGGAGGCGTTTGAATGATTGCATATTCCGAAGAAGAAATCGATGACATTGGGTCTATGCTTGAAGCAAACGGCATGACTCATGAGCAAATTGATCGATATTTTGAACATAGCGGCGTTCCTGGAATGAAATGGGGAGTTCGTAGAGAGAAAAGAAAAGCAGCAAGGAAAGAACTTAAAGAAAGAAATAAAGAACTTTTAACACGAGAAAAGAAGGCAAGTAAAACGCCATCGTTTAAAAGAGATGTGAAATTAACTAGAAAAGCTAAAGGAATTACAGGAAGATACAATAGTGTTGAAGTAACACCAATTGGCGGTTTATTAACTAGGCGTATTTTAGGAGATTTCAAAAATTCAGAAGGTAAAAAAGTTTCAGAAGCTTACGCTAATGCGGTAATAAACAAAGCAGTTACTCAAAAAATAAGACGAGAACGTATTGCAGCAGGAGCTTTATTGGCTGCAGCGATGTTGGTGCCAGTAGCTGCAAGAAGGAGGTGACTCATCTTGGCGATTATGGATCGAGTTAAGAAAGCTTGGAACGCTTTTCGTAGTAATAACAGCGATGATTATGCAAATACAGATTATGTTCAAAGCGGTTATCAAGGAGCATCTCCCTCAAGGTCAAGATTACAAGTTTACAATGAACGATCCATTATATCAGCTATTTATACGAGATTAAGCCTTGATGTCGCCGGTTTGCTAATTAAACACGTAAAAATCGACAAGGATGGACGTTATATCAACGACATTGATAGTCCATTAAATACTTGTTTTACGTTAGAGCCAAATCTTGATCAGTCTCCTAGAGCGTTTAGACAAGACATTGCTATGACTCTTTTTGATAGAGGCGTAGCTGCAGTCGTTCCTGTTGATACCTCTAGAAGTCCGGAAACCAATGAAATGTTTGACATTTACACGATGCGTGTAGGTGAAATCATCACATGGTATCCAAAACACGTTCGTCTTAGCGTTTACAATGAAAACAAAGGTAAACGAGAAGAAATTACTTTGGAAAAGCGAATGGTAGCTATTATTGAGAATCCTCTGTATTCAGTTATGAACGAACCGAACTCAACTCTTCAACGATTGATCAGAAAACTAGGTCTTCTTGACTCAGTGGACGAACAATCTAGTTCGGGTCGATTGGATGTTATCATTCAGCTTCCATATGTGATCAAGTCAGAGGCTCGTCGACAGCAAGCAGAGGCTCGACGCGAGGACATTGAGTTTCAACTGAGGGGGAGTCAGTACGGCATTGCCTACATTGACGGTACCGAAAAGGTTACTCAGCTTAATCGACCTGCCGAAAACAACCTCCTTAAGCAGGTAGAGTACCTTACCGCCTTACTATACAACCAACTCGGTCTTACCGAGGAAGTAATGAACGGCAGTGCTAAAGAAGAAGACATGCTTAATTACTTTAACCGTACAATTGAACCAATCATTGATGCTGTTATTGAATCCATGCAGCGAGCGTTCCTTGGACCCCAGGGCACGCAGAATAAAGAACGTATTAAGTACTTTCGTGATCCGTTTAAGCTTGTACCTGTTAATGAGATTGCGGAGATCGCTGATAAGTTTACTCGTAACGAAATTCTTACAGCAAACGAAATCAGAGGGTTTATGGGTATTCAACCAGCAAGCGATCCCAAAGCCGATAAGCTTGTTAACAGCAACATGCCTCAACCGGAATCAGAATTAAAAGTTCCGGGGTCTGACGATTTAGAAAGGAACAGTCAAAATGGAAGCGGACTTCAGCGGCTACGCAACTAAAGCGGGGCTTAAGTGTTCCGATGGCCGAACGATTATGTCAGGCGCGTTCAAGCATCAAGATCAAACGCGAGTTCCTCTCGTTTGGCAGCACGGTCATTCCGATCCCGAGAATGTTCTTGGTCATGCGGTTCTCGAAAATCGTGATGATGGTGTTTATGCTTATGGATTCTTTAATACATCACCGAAGGCAACTCATACAAAAGGCTTGGTAGAGCATGGTGACATCAACATGCTTTCTATCTGGGCTAATGAACTTGTCGAGCGAGCGGGTCGAGTTCTTCACGGAGCTATTCGTGAAGTAAGTCTCGTTCTTTCGGGTGCTAATCCTGGTGCTCTCATTGAGAACGTCACTATCCGTCACTCCGATGGCGGCGAAGACGTAATTGACGATGAGGTTATTATCTACACTGGTCTTGAACTTGAACACGGAACTACCGAAGAAGTAGAAGAAGAGCTTACTCATGCTGATGGTGAAGAGGATGGGGAGACCATCCAAGACATCTATGATTCTATGACTGATAAGCAAAAAGATGTCCTTCATTACATGCTAGGGCAAGCCCTTGAGGATAACTCAGGCGGTAGTGCAGAGCAGAGTAACCTCAACGACGATTCTAACGAGACCGATCAGGAAGGTAGCAAGATGACCCGAAACGTTTTTGAAAAGGACGAGAAGGACACGTCTCCTGTTCTTTCTCATTCTGATGTTAAAGATATTGTTGCTGATGCAACCAAGGTCGGTTCACTTAAGCAGGCCGTTGAGAACTATGCGCTGGCACACGGCATCAATCAGATTGATGTTCTGTTCCCAGAGGCACGGGCCCTTACGACTGCACCTGAATTCTACACTCGGCGTACTGAATGGGTGAATTCAGTTCTTGGTGGAGCTCGTAAGACGCCTTTTAGTCGAGTTAAGACGCATTGGGCAGACCTTACGTACGATGACGCTCGTGCGAAGGGTTATATTACTGGTGAAGAGAAGCAAGAGGAGTTCTACGGAACTGCTCGTCGTGAAACTGCTCCTCAAACCATCTACAAGAAGCAGAAGTTGGACCGTGATGACATCATTGACATCACCGACTTCGACGTAGTCGCCTGGATGAAGGGCGAAATGCGTCTCATGCTTGACGAAGAGCTCGCACGTGCAATTCTTCTTGGTGATGGCCGTACAGTTCCGGACCCTGACAAGATTCTGGAAGATCGTATTCGTCCCATCGCTAAGGACGACCCGCTCTTTACCATTCAGGTCAAAGCGGATGTTGCTGCTGGCGGTATTGACAACTTTGTTGATGCAGTTGTTTCGTGGCGTTCACAGTACCGTGGTAGTGGTACACCCACGATGTACACCAGCGAAGCAATGCTTGCTCAATTCATGCTTTTGAAGGACACGTTGGGTCGTCGTATTTACACGTCTTTGGAGCAAGTTGCTTCAGAGCTTCGTGTTTCTTCGATTGTTCCGGTTGACATCTTTGACCCGGCTGCCGGCGCTCCTTTGGCAGTTATTGTCAACATGAATGACTATGTCATTGGTGCTGATCAAGGCGGGCAAGTTAGCCTGTTCGACGACTTTGACATCGACTATAACCAGTTCAAGTACTTGATTGAGACCAGGTGTTCAGGCGCTTTGGTCAAACTCAAGTCTGCAATTGTTGTTACGCAAGGTACTTACGTTGCTCCGCCTAATGGTACAGCTCACATTATCGTGCCTGAGCCTCCTAATGAGCGTCAAAGTGTTCCTCCGGTTCACGGATCACTTCCTGATGATGGTGGTGTAGTGGGAACGGCAGAAGCACGATCCCCGAAGCCTCCTAAGGAATAATTTTAAGGAAGGGGTTAAGATGGCAAGATTCTTTGGAGAAGTTGGTTATGGCGATTCCATAGAAGAACCATCTAACTCAGGCGTGTGGGTTGATACGATTACTGAAGCCAAATATTATGGTGATGTAATCAGAAATACAAGAAAATTAGAACCTGGAGAAAGTCTGAACGATGATATTACGGTTGGAAATTCAATCAGTATTGTCGCTGATGACTATGCCGTTGAACACTTCTTCAAAATTAAGTACGTACGATGGGCGGGGGTTCTGTGGACTGTCACAAATGTGGAAGTCAGGAGCCCCCGACTCGTCCTGAGTTTGGGGAGTGTTTACAATGGCCCCACGGCTTGAGCTTCAAGCTATCTTAGCCGCAATCCTCGAAACCGATCAGGTATATTTTCAACCACCGCCTACGGTAAAGATGGAATATCCGTGTATTGTTTATAGAAGAGATTATGAAGAAACGTCATTTGCAGATGATAGGCCATATTTACTTAGATTGCGGTATCAGGTGACGGTTATTGATAGAGATCCAGACAGTGGTATCGCTGATAAAGTCGCTGCATTACCATTGTGTATATACGATCGGTTTTATACCTCTGAGAACCTCAATCACGATGTTTTCAAGCTTTTCTTCTAGGAGGAAGACACAATGCCCGCACTCGTTTGGGATCAGGTTGGTGAGCGCCTCTACGAAACTGGTGTAGATCATGGCGTTCTTTACATTCCTGACGTCAGTGGCGTTTATGCTACTGGTGTTGCTTGGAACGGTCTTACTAGCGTTTCGGAAACTCCTACTGGAGCAGAAGCCACTGCTCAGTATGCAGACAACATTAAGTACCTGAACCTCATTTCAGCAGAAGAGTTTGGCGCTACACTCGAAGCGTTTACATACCCGGATGAGTTTTCCGAGTTTGATGGTCTCGCTCTTCCAGTGGATGGCGTTGCGGTTGGTCAACAGCCCAGGAAGATGTTTGGGTTGTCATTCCGTACTCGTGTTGGTAATGACACAGAAGGCGAAGCGCATGGCTACAAGCTTCACCTCGTTTACGGTTGTATTGCAAGTCCGTCGGAGAAGGCATACAACACTATTAACGACTCCCCTGAGGCTATTACATTCAGTTGGGAGATCTCAACATCACCGGTTCCCGTTACCGACTACAATCCTACTTCCCTGATCGTGGTGGACTCAACCGTGGTAGACGAAGCCTCACTCACGCTCCTTGAAGCCGAACTGTATGGTAATGGCGCTAGTTCAGCTAACCTGCCGCTACCTGATGAGGTCATTGCGCTTTTCAGTAGTGGTGCAGTAGCCACTGGGGCAACCGCAGGTGTTCCTGGATCATGGACACCAAGCGGTTCTACTGTACCTGCAGATGTTGCTGCCCTTCAAGCCTCCGGTATCGTTGCCTCACCGAACACGGCATGGACCGTTGGACAGTATGTGCAAACTCAAACGGCTAGTACTCCTGGGCAAGCTCACTGGAATGGAACTGCTTGGGTAGCTGGGCCAGCTTAAGGAGAGTAGAGAATGCTCAAACTTATTGTTTTAGGAGAGGAATACTTTAATGAAGAAGCACAAACTTTTGAGTCAGTCGGTGACTTCGAATTAGAGCTAGAGCATTCTTTAGTCTCACTGTCAAAATGGGAGTCAAAATTTCAAAAACCATTCTTGGCAGATAACGAGAAAACTTCAGAAGAAATTCTTTCATACGTAGAGGCGATGATTATCTCTCCTATTTATCCTCCGGATCTTTTTGCCAGATTTTCTAAAGAAAACATTAAACAAATTAATGACTACATTGAATCAAAAGAGTCGGCAACTACATTTGGATCTATGCCAGCACGTAAAGGTAAAGGAGAGATCATCACCTCTGAATTAATTTACTACTGGATGGTTGCATTTAATATCCCGTTCGAGTGTGAGTATTGGCATTTGAATAGATTGTTTGCGTTGATTCGTATCTGTAACATTAAGAACTCCAAGCCAAACAAGATGTCCAGGAACGAGATCGCAAGCAGGAATCGTGAGCTTAATGCCATAAGAAGAGCGCAATACAATACGAGCGGTTAGGAGGGTAAATGACGACACTTGCTTGGGATCAAGTTGGAGAACGTATCTATGAGACCGGCGTAAGCAAGGGCGTCCTTTACAAAGAAGATGGGTATGGTGTTGCGTGGAACGGATTGACTTCGGTTGAAGAAAGTATGGGAAATGAAGTTGATCCAGTTTATTTCGATGGGGTTAAGTTCAATGACATTGTAACAGTTGGTGATTTTGCCGCTATAGTTAGAGCATTTACATACCCAGAAGAATTTCTATACTACGAAGGAACTTATTTAGAGCAAGCCGGCTTCTACGTTACTGGTCAATCACAAAGTAGATTCGGTTTGTCATATCAAACACGAGTTGGTGACGATATTATTGGTACAGAAGCGGGTTACAAGATTCATCTTTTGTATAATTTAACTGCACTTCCGTCTCAAAGAGATTATCAAACAATGTCTTTGGACACGGAACCAATTGAATTTGAGTGGACAATTTCAGCAATTCCCGAAGAAATTGAAAATTATAGGCCAACAGCGCATGTTATATTTGACAGTCGTCTGATGGACCCGAACATGCTTGCGGATCTTGAAGACATTATTTATGGTGATGAAGATAGTGATGCACAGTTACCGTCCCTCAAGGGCCTTGCTACATTTATCAGGAAGTGGGACCGTCTTATCATTACTGATAACGGTGATGGTACATGGACTGCCGATACTCAAGCTGAAGATACCACCACTCTTATCATGCTCGATGACACCACGTTCCAAATCATTTCTGATACAGCAATAATGTTGGATGCTGATAGTTATGAAATCAGCAGTAGCGAGAAGAATGAGGAGGACCTATGGCCACAGTAACTGGTTTAACTAAAGAACGTATGATTGCAATGGAAGCTGCTACTGTTATTGATGGTAATGTTTCTGATAATAATCTTATTCTAGTCACTAGAGGCGGAACAAACATCGATGCCGGAAACGTTCGTGGACCCATGGGACCCGGTGGTTCCGGTTTTACTATTTGTACAAGTACTACTCGTCCAACACTCGTTGCTGGTGATGAAGGCAAAGCTATTTATGAAACCGATACCGATCTTACACGAATTTGGACCGGTACACGGTGGAAGTTGCAAGAACGGATTATATGTACAAGTACTACTCGTCCGACTGGGCTAGTCGCAGCTGACGAAGGTGTCGTTATTTATGAAACAGACACTAACATGGAATTCTTTTGGACCGGAACTGCATGGCAAGGTGCTGGAGCTATTCCACTCGGTGCCAGCATTGAATATTTCGGTAGTACAGAGCCTCCTGGCTGGAAGTTTCCAAACGGACAAGCCATCTCTCGCACGGTGTATGCAGCGTTGTTCGCTATATTTGGAACTACTTATGGTGCCGGAGATGGAACTACCTTCGGTCTTCCTGATAAGCGTCAAAGAGTAGGTGTTATGGCTGGCGGTGCTTTAGCTGTCGGTGCAGTTGGTGGCGAGAGTGCTCACGTTCTCACTTTGGCCGAACTAGCATCACACGGGCACTCTATTGACGTTCAAGGTAGCCATATTCACGGATTTTCTGGTTATTCAGCGCTTATTGGTGAATTGTTGACATCAACGTTGTTTATGAATACTGGTCCTAATGTGGATCACTCTAATGCTGATGTTACATTCTCTGGCATGGAAGCATCTGGAGCACACGCACACAATATTGGTGCTTCTGGTTCTAATGCCGCACACAATAACATGCAGCCATACATTGTTTGCAATTCTTTGCTTCGAGTCCTATAACCGAAAGGAATACCAATGTTTGAGCGTAACCCAGACGATGAGAGTGAAGAAGTTGTTGTAGTTCCCGAAGAAGAAAATTCCCCGGGGGAAACTTCAGAAGAGGTTGAGGAAGAGCCCACTGAACATTCGAACGAATAATGCGAGCCGATCGTGTTACCATCCATCATGAGGGAGGTGGCGCGCCCTCTGATAATGTATCACGGTTTCTAAGCACTGATAAATACAGTGCTGGTATCGGCTTGACCCGCTATGAATTGTGGCGTTCTCCAGAAGATAGTTTTATTACTACTGGACAATCTGGACATTGCCTACAGATTTGTTTGTCAGGCAATAGAGAGGTTCATGCTGTATCAGATGGAGACATTGGACTCATTGCCGCCTGTTGCGATGACGCTCGTAGACGTAATTGGTTGGTTGATAATCCACAGGTTGTTCATCATGGTGACAGTGCTGCTACTGCTTGTCCTGGTGATAACACTAACAACAGGCGAGCAGCGATAGCGTCAGCTTGTCAAGCCGGTCATAGTGGCTCAGTACCAGCGGAAGAGGGTGATGATGTGCCTAAAGGTGCCCA